ATGGCTTCATCTCCGTCCCCATTGAACACAACGCTCATAGCACCAACGGCAATGCTTTTCTCGGCATAGCCCATTGCCAACATCACCTTCTTGAAAAACTGAAACAGTTGTTTCGTGTTGAGATCAGAAGCGTCTGGAACCGTGAATTCCATTTTCTCTTCTGGCAGGAACATGTCACTGTCATAACCAGAATTCCTTGATAACGATTCCCATTTGCTTGTATAGGAAATGGAGATGGAGTTTTGGTAAGTCATGGACGATGGAAGGGAATGGTAGTAGTTTAATTGAAATGATTACGATTGTCCATTAAGGTGTTCGTGTTGATGTGCTTGCCACCGCAGGAGAGTTGGGATTGCGCTTGGAATGATTCCGATGCTTTGTGCAACGTCTTCAAACCAATCAGCAGTGGCGTCGATTACGGCTTGAGCAAGTTCTTCTCGGCCAGAATCACGTTCGCAATGGAAGTGGATGACTTCTGTGATTTCTTTTAGGAGCCGTGTTTTGTCGGTCATGGTTTTAGAGAAGGTGACTACTGGACTTCAAGCTCGGCAGCGATGGCAAGAAGTTCTTGCCTCACATCGTTTGCTTTTGAAAACAATGCCCACGCGTAACCAAAATCAATTGTTGGACCAACGGATTCTTCGGTAGGTTCTGGCTTCCCAGGCACCACCTGATCCGCAGCAGCTCGCAAGGCGGCGGCAATGCGTGGTTTGTGATGCACAGCAACTGGTCGAGCAAATCCCGCGTTGTAAGCGTCAAGAATCGCTTGAGCTTGTGGTGAAAGTTCAGACATAGAAGTGGGTTCCACTAGGAAATGTAATGTGCAAGAACGGCTCGGGCGTATTCCAGCGCAGCGGTGTTGAGCGCCACACGGAAGATGCGTGGCTTAACCTGACCGCCTGTTGCATCAGAGCAGACCTTTGCTGCGTAGGAAAATTCATCCCGCATAGTTTCGGGCATTAGTTCCAGCAACTCTTTGTCTGACGGATATTTAGGCTCGGGGTGAGCGAGGTAAGCGCGGGCTTCATCGGCTAAGGCTTGAAAGTTAGCTAGTGCTGTAAAGCCGTCCAGCGCTTGCCCCTGAGCAAAAACAAGGGGCTTTCTGCCATCAAGTGCGTCGGCCATGTCAGCCAGTCGCTGAATCAAATCACGAGCGGTGGTGTCAGTCATTAGCAATAGCGCGGCGTTGTTCCCATTGAACGGATCCAGAGATCTCTTCGCATCCGGTGATGCCCAAGGCACCTTCGGCCCACTCATCAATCAGAGATCGCATCAATATGGCACGCATCTCTGGCTCCGCCCAGCGATCGATGTCAAAACTTTTGAACCGGGGATCATCCAACGAGAAGCCGACGCAGTAGCGGTTGCTCACTAGATCCCCGGAGGGGACTTTGTGAACGACGGTGAGAATCAAAGTGGCGTACATGGGGCAAGTGTCAGTCATCAATCTGCTCTTCTACAAGTGGCAGTGAGGGACCAAGGCTTTCAATCCAACACAATATGCGCCAGTATCCTTCGTAACCTTCGATGGTGCTGCTAATGTAGTGCTCGTGCGTGCCGTGCTTGGGACACGCTATCTGCTTCTCAGAAAACTTTAGGCTCAAAAAATCAGTCATGTGGTAGTGCTCGTGTTCATTGATTTGATGCGGTGCAGTCTGCTTCCACTGCTTTACTAGCTCTGGCGGTGGGGTGATGGGGGAATGTTCAGTCATGGGAAGATTGATGAAGGTGACTATTGGGCTTCAAGCTCTGTGGCAACAGCGGCTTTGCATAACGCTTTTTGATAGGCACGAGCAGATGTTTCCATCCATTTTTGGGCATACTCTTCACATGCGAGTTGTTGTTCTTTCCAATCAGGATTTGCCTGACGATATGCTTTCATGGAAGCAGCGTATGCTTTGTGCCGATAAGTCAGCCCATTTTCGATAGACATTTGCTGTTCAGTCATGGTTAACGGAAGAAAAAGAACAAGGGCGGGGCCTCAAAGGCCCGCCCGCACTGCTGCACTATAGTCCAGAAGATAATCTTCTAGATCTTGAGCAGAAGGAGCATTGTCGATCACATATTGATCTTGCTCCTTGTGCTTATCATGAGCGGCCATGAGGTGACACATCAGGCCATCAAACTGCCTGCGCTGCTCTACAGGAAGCTCCTCCAGACCTGTAATCCAATCTTGAAGATCCTTAACACGAAAACTCCACGCAACAATAGGCTCTCCCATGTTCATCACTATTTGACAGCCATGGTCAGTGTGAATGAAAGCAGAAGCTTTTTGCTTATGCAACGGAGCATCAAGGCTACGATCAGCAGGTTTAATAGAAACTTGCATGGTCAATGAAAAGAAGAACAACTGCGCCTCTCAGCGCTCCCCTATATTTGCCTCTCCATCGTCCCCTGTCAACACCGCGAACGATTAGTTCTGCTTATGGCAAGAGTCTTTCGTCGTTTGCTGCTTCCAGCCAGTAGCAATGTAATGACAACTACCAAGTGGTTTTAAATACACATACCGCCCTGCCCTTTCGATGATGTTCTGAAAGGCTTGACGACGCGCCTTGTCTAATGGTTCCGCTGGCTCCTTAAGCCAGCTATAAGCCCAGTCTGCAAGTTCTTCAATGTCTTCAATGGAGGAAGTGCGAAGGACGAAATGACGCCCTCGTTGGCTTAGCTTTTTCCATGCGGGATGAATTGGGGGCTCTTCTGCTGCTAGGCGTTCAGCTTCTGCTTGTAGTGCTGGTGGCACGCAAATGGAGACCAATGGAGGGAGAGTAGTCATGATCAATCGTCAAAGAAATCAGTGGCAAAATCATTAAGGTCTTTACCGTCTTCTTCCATGCGTTCAAGCAAGGCTTGGCTTAATGTTTTCTTTAAGTTGTCACGATAATCTTCGCTGCCAGTGAAGCTTTCGCAGCTCATTATCATTTGCATGGCATGACCAATGCTTACTATGTCTGCAAGCGTTGCCATAGCCTCGCTTGTACTGTCGTGTTTAATGTGTTCGTCAAGGATGCCTTGGTGAAGCTTAATCCACTTTCCTAGTGCGTACAAAGCAACTTGCTTAAACACTTCATCTCCATAGCTTCCGAAATAATCTTGAATGAGATCATGCAGATCCACTGGCACGGCATAAGTGCCTTCACCTTCAAGCGTGTCGCTGATTTTATCGCTTAGTTTTTGACGCTTGTCGTCTTTAGCTGAAACAACGCGCCTGAGAAAATCATCAACAGAAGAAAAGTCCATGGAAATGGGCGGATATTATAATATTGCCCCCACCATAAACGATTGTCAAGGAAAGAGAGAGTTAAGGATCGTATCCGGGCGGAAGAGCCTCATGTTGTGAATCCTGTTCTTCCTTTTCGTCTTCTACCGTAAATGTTGCATCAACCGCTTTAGCTTTTGCTTCGTTTTCTTTCACGTCACTAATAGTCTTCGCAAGATCATCCAAGAAACCTTTGTAGCTCTTCTTCTCTTCGGTTTGAGGTTTGATGTCATGAAGGCCAAGGATGCGGGCTTGTTGCTCTAAGCATCCTTTCGCAACTGTAAGGAATGAGCTTTCACCAGCACTTTCTTCGATTTTGATAATTGAATTTTCTTCTCCATCGCCTCCTCCTTGGTTTGTAGTGATCGAACGCTTCTTCTTGCTTTTCTCAAAGCCTTTCATTGCCAAGTCCTTCAATTCCATTTGTTCCTGAAGGATGCGTGCTCTATGCACGTCTTGGCTTTTAATAATTTCCTGTGCCCAAAGCTGACGATTGAAATTACGATCAGACCCTACTGTTTCTTTCGATAGTTTCAATACGTTCGCAATCTGACGATTGCTCATTCGCGCTGCAAGAAGCTCTTGCACCATATAACGTCGTTGACCAATGGTTTCCTTGTCGTAAGGAATTTTTCCTGGACCATTACCAACTTTGTCTCGAATGCGTTCAATTTGAGCTGGCGTAAAGCCAGCTTCGGTCAGAACCTTTACTCCATATTGAAGCTCTTCTTCGCCGTCCTTGAAGTAAATTTCTGACCGAGCCATTGCAAGTACTAGCTTTTTCTACCAACCTATTGTAACAATGGAAAAGGGAAAATGTTGTTAAAAAACAATGTCTTTAGGCGGAGTGTAAACTAGCGTTTCTTTGACATTCATGATTTGAAAGTCGCCCATGTCATCGGCAAGTTTTTTTGCTTCTTTGTAGGCAATTTCAAGATCACGCAATTGTGGTCCATAATCTTTTTCAACTTTACGTTGAATCCGAATTGAACCATATGCGTCAGAAGATTCCTTTTCAATTCCATGGTCTTTCATCATCTCCATGAGCTCTGTTTTGCACGCTTCTTCTCGTGCTTTTAATCCACTTTGCTTGATCTTGATATTTTCAAGCTCATGCAGCAAAGAATAGAAATCGTCTTGTGCAATGGGATCCATCATGACGTTAGTCCACTAGCGAGAGGAGCTTTAGCGAAATCACGATTGATCAAAGAGACAATTTCTTCGTAGCTTCCTCGCCAGTGACGCTCTTTATTTGCATCGTAAGCAGCATAGAGAATACGAGTTTTTGGAGCAGGGCCTTTATTGGGGATTGAATAGCCATAGTGTTCCCAAACTTCAATTGTCATTCCATTATGGTCAATGGATGGAAGTTTGGAAGGAGGCTTAGGTGGCCGAGGCATTGTTTTAAAGAATGAACATCAGGCCGCCTGGAACAAAGCTCGCCTTGAGGGCTCGCTTGCGCGTAGCGGCCTTTAGATCATACAGAAGAAATTAAGCAATGGAAGGAGAATGTGATTAGAGGATAATTAAGAGCGCCGTAGTTCGCGTGCGGCCTTGGGGGCCTTCTGCTCGTATGGCGCTTTCGCGAAGGCTAATTAGCTTTCGCTTTCCATCGTTCTCCTTTCCAGTAGAAGCGCCGCTGAGCCTTATACTGGAACGTGGGCTCCAGGCGCGTAGATGCGAGCAACTAACGCCCTTATGGACCAGGGTAAAGGGGGGAACAGCAAAAGTCAATAGGTATTTGTACTTTTTTCATTGAAAGCAATGGTCGTTATGCTTTAGCGGTCCCGTTTTTTTTCTTCCATGGACAAACCAGCAAAGGTCGTGAAGCTCCCCAGGAACGGCCCTAAGCCCGGTCAATCAACAGAAGCCTGGCTACGAGGCAAGGACAAGAATTGCCAGAAAGAACGCGATGCCGCGTCTTGGAAGCGTGGAGTTTGAAAGATACGAGAAAGGCCCCCTAAGGGGCCTTTTTTAATGCACTAGGAACGAATCCTAAGTCAGGGCGAGCAATGGCTAGAAACGCCTCTGCTTGCTCTTGAGAGGGCCATGGATGGGACAATGGGACAACACCACTACAGGCTCTTTCTGCAATGCACCATCCTCCAGTGCATCGGGCCACAATAAGATTGCGATCAACCATGATAGTTCAGTCATCAGACTCTTCATCGTTCTCCTCCAGTGAAAAAGATTCAGCAAATTCTTCCCAAGGAAGCTCCTGTTTTTCGCGAGGCTTTGAAGCTTCTGTCTTTTCTTCGGGACGTTCAAAATTGTTGTTGTAAATGATTGCCATAATTTTTTTTGATGATCTCTCTATTTTAGAAAATATCGTCGAGACTGTTGTCTTTTTGCTCAGAACCAAATTCAGGGAAATCGGCTTCAGTGTAATCCCAAGAATGATAAACTCTTTCCTTTTCTCCGTTAGGACCATCAACGAAGCTGCTAGTAATAAGTCCTTGCCTGCGAGCAACTTCCAACATCTTTGCCGTAGAGCTAACATCAAAACTACTGGAAAGCGTGGCAACTTGACGCTTGGTGAACCGTTCGTTCTTCCGCATGTTGATTGTCTTTACAACACTATCCAGTTCTTCAAGTGAGCCACCAAGAGGACCAGCATAATGCCAGCCATAATTCAGAGGATCACGTTGTAATACATGCTTACCCGTAAGTCCTGAACGACTCTTCATCCACTCAAGGTGAAATTCATTCGGATCAAAATTATTTTCAGGGCGAGTTAGCTTCACCACTTCACTAACATTATCGACGAAACTACTGGAATCTCGCATGCCTCCGCTTTTGTTTAAATGGTGGAGGATCATGACGCTGCATTTGTAAGTGTTGGCAATATCACGCAAACCATAAATCACGTCACCAGCATTGCTCTTGATTAAATCAACATCCATACCTGCCAAGCATGCAGTGAGACTATCAATGGTAATGAATGTGGGGCGATGTTTCTTGACATAATCTTCAAGTTGTTTCATGTGAGCAAAACGCCAAGTCTCCCAGAAATTGATCGTATTGGAAGCCAGGCCAGCATCTTGATAACCAATCACGCTAAGTTTTTCACTGGCATCAACAAGAGGCTCGTCAGATTGAATGATCAAGCTCTTGCCTTGCAAACACCTTCTGCCGCTCCATGGAGTGCCGTTTGCGATATGAAGAGCCCAGTTGTAGGCAATGGTCGATTTGCCGGTTCCGCCGGAAGCTCCTAACAGCATTACGGTGCCAAGAGGAAGGATGCCAGCAATTAACCAGTCACGAGCTTTGTCAGCGTTGGCAATGGTAAGGGCATCAACAGTTTCAATTTCTTCCCTGCCATAAATGCGTCCCTTCGCTTCTTCGATGATCCTGTCAACATTGGCCTGCGCCATTTTGACGCTGTGCTCCTCAAGCCAAAGCCCAGTTTCGTAAGCAATGCGAGAGTCGTTGGCATAAAGACCAACGAAGTTCTCAACTGTGTTAATGATCTCCTCGTAGGAAGGCTTGCCGTTCTTGCCAGAATGGCGGTTTTTGGAAACAATGGAAGAAAGTATGTCTTCTTTCGTTGCCCCTTCTTCGATGTAATCAGCTAAATCGTAACCATTGCCAGATGGGAGATTGTCCCATTCCCAACTGCGAGGATCGGCATAAACCCAACCAGCACCAGGATTATCATTCGCAACTTCTGACATAAAGGCAACGCCTTGTTCGTCCCTATCAGGGCACAAAACAACTTGACATTCCTTAAAGAGATTGCTGTAGTCACCATTTGTGCGATACTGCTTGCTGCCACCAAGAAAAGTAACGGAAGGGATGCCAAGAGTCCAAAGTGATTGGCATGTCAGCTCTCCTTCAACAATGAAAACGGGAGTGCCGGTTTTCTTGTGTTCCGCAACTGCTTCTTGATACATGAAAGGCAACACGTTTGCCTTTGCTTCTTGAAGCTCTACCTTATGGTTTGTTGCTTCTGGATTGATGGTTGGGAAATCTTGCCAAATTCGTTTCTTTCCATTGTCATCATCTTTGCGATGAACAATCACTACGTCTTCGCCTGCAGGATTGCGATATGTGAAGTCGTATTGCCCAGAGTCGCGAGGCGGCTTTTCCCATCGAGTTAAAGGAGCAAGTGCATCACGAATTTCTGCTCGGTGGGCAGGACTTGGATCATGCCAACAGTTGAATGCTCCGTTCTTCTGGTTGATCGTAAAGTCGTTACCACCACAGGCAGGACAGACGAACTTCCCCGGAGCATCGCTTTTCTCAATGCTCTCAAGGTGGTCCAGAATGGAGAATGCCATGAAAAGGAGGCTGGAATTCCGTCATTGTGCCCACTTTTCCCTGGGAACGCAATGACATGGCCGTTAAGACTAGCTTAATCTATTCAGTCCTTGCGCTTTTGAAAAGATGGGCCTAAACTGCGGGAGTTGTACGTTCTCAAATGGCTCGCTATGAAGGCGGCAAAAGCCGCCGACACTTCACCCTCACAGACTCTGCCTACTCTCATCTATCTGACATAGCCAAGGCAGCTTCCCTTTCCAAATCCGAGACAGTAGAGCGTCTCATTCGCTCGACTGCTTACTGGGAAGCCGAAGCCATGCTCTCCGATGAACCATGGCAGTATGTCACAGACCACCTCGCTCCTGCAGACCATGACCCTCACTCTTTCTGGCCTGAGACAGATAGTCTTCAAGGCTGAAGCCAAATACGGCCCTGATGTGCCCGTCATCATTATTGATGAAGAATCGTGCATCGAAGAAGGCTTCGATAATTGCCTTCAAATGGGCATTAGCGATGTTCGCATCATCCCTAACTGGCCTCTTCCAGGTAATAGCATCATGCACAACGAAGGCGAACAGAAAGTGAGTTTCGCTATTTTTGAACGCTCTTTATCTGAACTCTCTTCCTCTGATGACTGATTCCCCCACTGATCTCATGCTTACAGAACGCACTCTTGGCATGTTCACTCCTCTTGAAATCTCACCAGAAGCTTTCAAAGAAGCTTATGAGCTCCCCATCGGGGAGCATGTTGAAAAAAACTACAAGGGCCTTTCCTATCTCTCATGGCCGTTTGCTTTTCGTTATCTCAAGGAGAAGTTTCCTTCTCTTTATGTTTCATTTGAGGAGCAGCAAAAAGGCTGGCCTGTGTTCGGCCAGGAAGGCTGTTGGCTCTTGCGTCCTTTCCTTACGGACGGCGTGAAGCGCACTCCAGCGCTTGTCTTTCCATTGATGGATAATCGCCACAATGCGTTGAAGCAACTGGATGCTCGTGCTGTTAGCGACAACATTCAACGTGCTTCCGTGAAATGCATTGCCACATTCACTGGCCTTGGCCTCAAGCTTTATGCCGGTGAAGACATCCCAAAGGAAGAGGAAGCAGCGAAGCCTGCTCCTGCGGCCAAGAAGGCTGCACCTTCCTCCAAGGAGGCCACTACTGGCATTTCTGAAAAGCCTGCTGCTTCTAGCGCTGAAACGAGTTTCGATGGAAAGGCGGAATTGCTTGCATTCTGCAAAGCCAATCCCTTACTTTTCCCTGATGAGCGCAGCAGCATGAAGGCAGGTAAGGCGGCCCTCGAAAGCGTTGGCCTTTCTAAAGGCGATGACATTAAAGACAACGCAATGTTTGCCAATGTTGTCTCCACACTCGTCACAACATGGGCCAAAGACAATGGCGTGAAGTTCTCGAAAGAAGAAACTTCCTCCACCATTGAAAAGATCCGTTCGTCTTGTGATAACGGAGCTAAAGGCGCCATTGAAGCCGTGACGGAAGTTGTGTCGTCAAAAAAGTAGACGTGGCCGCTGCAGTGCTCGCAAGGAAATTTGCGGGCACTGTTGTTGAATACGACGGAAGTATTTAATACGGCCATGGCCTGCCTTGATCTTTGCTTAGAGTCACTCATGCCTTCCTTTGAACATTACGAACCAAATCGCATTGCTTTGAATAGCAAGCGCCACTATCAGTGCAATGGATTTCCAAATGTACCGGAGGGCATGCTTCTTCCTTCCGTGACAACAGTTCTATCTTCCATGGCACCAGTGTCGAAAATCATGGCGTTAATGAATTGGCGAAAACGAGTGGGGCCAGATGAAGCCAATCGGCGCACAAGGCTTGCTGCGAATCGTGGTACTTGGCTTCATACTGTCATTGAAGATTGGTTCAATGGAGAAGACATTGAACATCATCTCGATAGTGCTCCTGATTGGCGTCCTTATTACGATGCTGCCCTGCCCTTTCTTGACACCATTGAATCGCCAGTGTTAATTGAAAGTGCTGTTGCATGGTGGCAGGAAGAAGACGCTATTGGCTATTCAGGCACGTTGGATATGTTGGCTCAAATGAGCAAGGGAACAGTCGCATTGGTGGATTGGAAAACAAGCTTCAAAGTGAAACCTGATTATCAACTGGCAGATTACAAGCGTCAACTTGGCGCTTATTCAATGGCAGCGCAACAAATGTTTGACATTCCCATCGAAGAAGCCTGGTGCGCGATTGCTTGCTACGACCCAGAACAAGACGAAAACGAGCCGGACCTTCAACTTGTCCATCTCGACGCTTTTGAATTGTTCAACCAACAAGGCATCATGATCGATACTGTGAAGAGATATTTCACAGAGCATTACCCTGGCGGCAAGGCATTTGCTCTGACCATGGACAAGGGCTGACAACAGCGCTCATGGCTGATAAGATATGGATGCCCAACAGGGCTCCATCACTCCACAGGAGAAACACCATGGCCAACAGGCCCCCAATCACTGCCGCCATCGACCTCACGCCTGATGTGCTCAATGCTCTCAAGCAAGCAGGCCCCAATGATCGCGGTAACTACAGCCTCGACATGGCTGTGTGGCCCAACACCAAGCGTTCCTCTGATCGCGCTCCTCAGTTCACTGGCAGCGTGAAAGTCAAGGGTGCTGATCGTGAAGCGCCGAAAGGCTACGCTTCCGTTTGGCAGAACGAACAAGAAGACGTTTTCTGATTAGGAGAGGGGCCGCAAGGCCCCTTTAAAACTATGGAATTGCTTGATTATCAAACCGAATCACGTCGCACTGCTATCTATCCTGATGCAGGCAATAACATGACGTATCCCGTGCTTGGCCTTTGTGGTGAAGCAGGAGAAGTGGCAGAAAAAGTGAAAAAAGTAATGCGCGATAAAGGCGGTTACTTTGACCACGAAAGCCGCGCCGCAATCAAGAAAGAACTTGGTGACGTGTTGTGGTACGTTGCTCAAATCGCATCAGAACTCAACTTCGACATGAATGAAGTTGCTCAGTCTAATCTTGACAAGCTTTATGATCGCATGAAGCGCGGTAAGATTAAGGGCGATGGAGACAATCGTTAGGATAGTGCTAATTGCATTATCCTTGTGAGCGCTCTAGAAGATCAGTTTCTTAAGCTTTGGAAATCAAAGTATCGTTCTATTCCTTTGGAACGCGAATACAGCGACATCGAAGCTTGGGAAACTGATTACCTAGAACGCAAAAAAGCTAAGCCTCGTTCACGTCGTTATCGTTTAGATTTTGCTCACCCCGAAACTCGCACTGGCATTGAGATTCAAGGCGCTGTTTATTCAGGCGGTCGTCATGTTCGTGGTAGTGGCTACGAGCGTGATTGTCGTAAATACAATATTGCCTACACCAGTGGTTGGACGATTTTCCTCCTCACTTCTGCCATGGCCAAAGACGCCATTTGGCACGCGATGATTGCTTCCCATATTGCTGCTCGATCAACTCAGCAGCTTCAGCAACAATAGCCTCTGCGGCCTGGAGATCATTGTCACGTTGCGCTAAGGCTTGACGCAGTTGAATGTTTTCCAGGATCAATGCTTGGCTAGCAGTTTGAATGCCGCTCCAGCCAATCAGAAGATTCGTGGCAACTTCCTTGAGGCTTTTAATGTTGTCACATTCCTCAATTGCTTTTTTGTGGACTGTCAACGCAAACTCACGTTCAGTTGAATGTTCAAATGGTCCCATAGTAGCAACAACGCTCTTTCCATTGTAATCCCTTAGTTCAACTGGCAGTACAAACCGCATGGTTTTTATGCTGTATTTCTCTCATGGTAGGAACTACTGCAAGGAAGCTATGGAAGGAAAGCCGAAAAGGCTTGTTACGGCCAACCACATACGGTATGATGAGGCAGCGACTCTTTCTCTATGGCGTTTTTTGTTGATCCATTGAACGACGGCCAAAGCAAGCTTTCGTTGATTGATTCAATGGGAAACAGTCTTTCAGTTGTCAATGATGCAAGACAATCATTCGATGCAAACAGCGAAAGCTTTTCAGATCGTGATAGCAAGCTTCTTAACTACTTGGCTAAGCATAAGCACACTTCTCCTTTTCGGGGCGTGGTCTTCAAGTGGTATGTGAAGGCTCCGTTGTTTGTCGCAAGGCAATGGTGGAAGCATGTTGTGGCGTCGTCGTATGTTGACGAGCAACTGGGCTGGAATGAGAAGAGTTTTAGGTATTGCTCCGCTGAGGAAGTTGAATTTTACATGCCTGGCCAGTTCTTTCAGCAATCGGAAAACAATCGCCAAGCCTCTGGAGGAGCTGTAGGAACACGCACGCAGCAACTAGCCTCTAACGTTTATTTCGACACCATTGACACGGCTCGCAATGCCTATAAAGAGCTTTTGGCAATGGGAATCAGTAAAGAGCAAGCGCGTGGCATTTTGCCAACGTGCATGTACGTCAGCTTCATCTGGACTTGCAGTCTCCAGGCGCTGCTTCATTTCATTTCTCTGCGGCGCGGAGAAGGGGCTCAGAGCGAGATCAGGGCCTATGCCGATGCCTTGCTCCAACTAGGCCGTCCCGTCGCTCCTGAAGCCTTCCAGGCTTTTGAAAACAACAACTACGATTTCTGATCATGGATTCCGTCAACCATCCCTCTCACTACCAAGGCTCCAACGGCATCGAAACTATTGAATGCATTGAAGCCGCAATGAGTAAAGAAGCCTTTAAGGGCTACATTCAAGGCAATGTCATCAAATACGTCATGCGATATGAACGCAAAAATGGCGCTGAAGATCTCTATAAAGCACAATGGTATCTTAATCGCTTGATTGACATTGTTGAAACCACTGAAGACAATGGAGAATGTAAAGACGGATTCTGTCCAATGCCTGACGTAAGGCACGGCGCTCCCACGACCATGTTTGCGCCAGTTAATTAAGCCACTTGCGACAAAGGCGGCCAACGCATGGCCGCCCCTGCAATATCACGATCATAAATTGGTGCCGCTCGCTGCAGCGCCTCCATCCATTCTTCCCACGATGAAATTTCAGTGTGGGCACTTATGAAGCTATTAGCATAAACCCAAGACAAGAAAATTTCTTCGCGTTCAGCAGTCCAGAATCGTTGAGGACGCCACCATTCAAAAATAGGCTGACTTGACTTGGCTCCATTGCATTTTTGACAAGCAGGAACGAGGTTCCATCGTGCGTAATGTGGTCCGCTTTTGCTTTTAGGAACAACATGATCAAGGGTTAGCTTTTCGTGCCATTTCCCGCAATAAGCGCATGCTGGTTGCCCTAAAGGACCACGCAATGGATATTCGTTGAAGATTGCTTTTCTGAAACAACGTTTGGCTTCACCGGGACGCAATACAGACAGAGAGTAGAGAAGATCTTCTGGTCCATTGCATTTTCCCATAGCCTTTTTATTCAATTGGCTCCCCTAAAGCCTAGCCTCAAATCCTGCATATTGTGGTACTTCAGGGGCTAATGAAGAAGAAATAGAATGAAGGAAAGAAAGCTATTTCACCATGAAACCTTGGCAAGAAAAGCTTGCTGATTTAGCCGTGACACTAACTGCAGGCATGCTTCTTGCTACTGGAAGCATGTTAGTTTTTGTTGGTAATCAGCAATCTCGCATCACTCTTCAAGTTGAAAACATTACGGAAAAGCTTGATGTTTTAACTGAAAACATGAAAAGCCTGGAAACTCGCGTGCGCTCTTTAGAAATTGGACGCTAGGCTAACAACAAACCAATTCGTATTTATCATGACTGCTGCTGAATGGTTTATTGTTGGCGCCATTGTTGTTGGTGCTGCTGAACACATCATTGCCGTTAGTCCTCTCAAGGAGAACTCTACAGTGCAAGTTGCGCTCACCATCCTTAAGCGCGTCTTCCCTAAGCGTTGATCATGGTTGCCAACACCTGGGAAGGGATTAGCTCCTGTGCCAAGCGCGTAGGGGCTAAATTCCCTGAGCTTGTTGCAGCGCAATGGGCTTTAACTGTGCTAACCTAGCGGCACGCATCACCCGACCCATGAAAAAACTCGCAGACGAAGAGATCAAGCAAATTGTGCTACTGGCACAAGATGGCCTTTCCTTGAATGAAATTGCGCGTCGCATCGGCAGATCAAGGTCAACAGTGACCAGATATCTTTTCCCGGACAAAGCCAAACAGCACTCCGACTATTGCAAATCCCGGGCCAAGCAAAAGGTCTTATACGATAACTCCTATTACGAAAGCAACAGGGAGAAGCGGTTGGAGCAAAAACGGCAATGGCGAGAGAAAAACAAAGCTTACGCTCAAGAGCGCTGCGCTAATTACCTTGCCTTGCGTCGTGGGTGCCCGGTTCCTTTTAGCGAAATTGAACGCTTAATGTGCGTTAATAAATACCAAGAATCAATCGAAACAACATTAGCAACTGGAATAAAACATGAAATAGACCATATTGCCCCAATGAGCAAAGGCGGCCCTCATCTTCCGTGGAATCTAAGAGTTATAACTTCAATTGAAAACAAGCAAAAATACAATTTTTTACCATGAACAAAGATGCTTCACGATTTTGGGATAAATGCCATAAATTGGCATTTAAGAGCGGAGCAAGATATCCAGAATTGGTGGCCGCTCAATGCTGCCTTGAAAGCGGTTTTGGAAAACATGTTTCCGGGACTCACAATTACGCAGGCTTAAAAGGCTCCGGTACAACTACCAGCACTAAAGAATTTTATGATGGGCAATGGGTGGAAATTAAAGCTGGCTTCATGGACTTCCCTAGCCTTGCTGCTTGCATTGACTATCTTGTAAAACTATGGTATAAAGACTGGAACGGGTATGCTGGCATTAATAATGCACCAAATCGTGAAGAGGGTGCTCGCATGCTAGAGAGCGAAGGTTATGCGACGGATCCTGATTATGCAAATAAGCTGATAAAATTAATGAACCAATACGCTCCTCGTTCCATGGCTCCTCCAATTCGTCTTATCAATGCTGCAAAATATTACGAAGAAGAAAGTCACCAAATCGCTGCATGGAACTGGCTGGAAGAAAAGCTGACCAAAGAACAACTTGAGGAATTTGCGCTACTCTATCGCTCTGTTCCTTCTAAACCTAAAACTTTCAATCCGTTGACCGTACCATATTTTTTGCAACGCGATAATGCATCTGGTACTGGTTATCGAGAATGCTTCTCATCTAGTTGCGCTATGGTTGCGGCGTACTATGGGAAAGTGAAGAGTGATGATGAATACAACAAACTTCGCGCCCGTTATGGCGACACCACTGATCCCAATGCTCAAGTCGAAACTTTAAGGGCTCTTGGCCTCAAGGCCAGGTTCACGACAATCATGACCGAGCAAATGCTTCGTGATGAGATTAAGGCCGGACGTCCTGTGCCCTGTGGTTGGTTGCATTATGGCTCCGCTGCATCTCCTTCCGGTGGCGGACATTGGTCTGTAGTGATTGGCTACAGCGACAACAACTACATCTTCAATGATCCCTACGGTGAGGCTGACGTTATAAGCGGCGGCTACGTTAGCGCTTCTGGCGGCAATGGCGTCCTCTACAGTCGTGACAATTGGGTGCCACGATGGAGGGTTAAAGGAAGTGGTGGCTGGTCTATTCTTGTCAGCAAATAAATTTACTTTTCAATAGAAAGAGCTTGGTAAATAAAATTGTGCAAGTCCATATAATGATCTAGCCCATCGCAATAATCCACATTAAACACATCGTAAATGGCATAGCGATAAGTGCCACGTTCCTTGACTTCAGCTTTATGCATGAG